TCATACTGCCAGCGATGGACTTCGAGAAGGACATCAGCAAAAATGACCAAGCAATCATGCGAGGATATGTTGACCATGAGAGTGGTCACATTCGACACACAAACTTCAGAGAACTCAACAAGTTCGCCAAGGAGAATGAGGGCAACAAGTTGCTCTTGAACTTACAGAATGCTATCGAGGACATTTACTTGGAGAAGAAAGTGATAGACGAGTATGCAGGTTCGAAAGAGAATCTTGTTGCTACGTCTGGTTGTGTCAACGATGGCTTCCTTGAGTCCATAGGAACTGGCTTTGAGAAAGAGGCATTGGATAATCTCACGTTCGTTACACCAGTTGCAATCACATGGGAAGGTCGCAAACACTATGGTAACAATGGTGCAGACATATGTTTGGACTTGTTAAAGCCTCATGTTCGAGAGAAGATTGAGCGATGGACTAAGCAGATTGACGATTGCAAGAACACCAAAGACGTGATTGCACTTGCCAAGAAGATTGAGAAAGAGATACGTGAGGAAGAGCCAAAGAAGAAGACGCCTAAACCAACAGACGTATCAGTAGGAAAAACACCTGGCAAGAAAGGCAATGAGCCAGGCGATGGTGCTGAAGTATCCAAACCCACAGACGGAGACGAGAACAAAGGCAGTGGTGAACAGAGAGAGAGGTTCACGCATACACAAGGTGGTTCTGAGTGTTCGGAAGTTCCTGAAGAAATTCAGGAAGACGATGTGTATGAGGACTTCGAGTACAAGGAGATTGTCAAGGAGATTGGTAGGCAGAACTCAGCAGACCACAAAGACTTGCGTAGTGGCAAGGCATACTCAGCACAGAGTACTGCTCACGACAAATGGCATCACAGAACTGATGCTCCTAACAAGTACAGAAATGCGTATGGTCACTTGAGATTGAAAGAGGGCAAGGCATCTCAATATGATAGGCACTTAACCATGATGCAAGGCGATGTGAATATGATGAGACGTTCCATCGAGAGAGCATTGTTCGCTAAGTCGCAGAGAGATTGGGACTTTGGCAAAGAGGACGGACGATTGGATAGTCGCAGGTTTCCGTCTGCTTTCAATGGCAAGCCAAATGTATTCAAGATGAAGTCTGATAGACGTGAGATGGATACTGCGTTGACCATGCTTGTTGACTTGAGTGGTTCTATGAGTGGCGAGAAAGTGTTTGTCGCTCAACAATGTGCAATGGCGATTGCTGAATGTGTTGATAGAACTGGTATCGCATACGAGATACTTGGGTTCAACACTGGTCAAGGCAGTGTGCCTAATGTTCCACCAAGGAGTACAGATTATAAAGACAGACTTAGGTATACACGTTGGGAGAGCATTGATATGTGGATATTCAAGCACTTCAAGGAGAGATTGTTTGAAGCCAAAGGTGCTATCTCATGTATATCGCAGTGTAGTGGTGGCAACAATGTCGATGGCGAGAGTGTGCAGTATGCATATGACAGACTTAAAGAGAGGAACGAGCAACGTAAAGTGTTAATCGTATTGTCTGATGGTCAGCCTGCGTGTAGCACACACTACGATGTGTCATTGAGAAGACATCTCGTGGATACTGTGAAGAAGATTGAAGCAGACAAAGACACGGACGTTGTTGGTATTGGCATCAGAGACAGTGCCGTGAAAGATTACTACAGCAAGCACGTTGTAGTAGAGAATGTGGGAGAACTTGCCAAGAGTGCAATGGGTGAGTTGTCTCAGATACTGTTGGGTACGAAGGTTGGTATCCACAAGAGGATTGCATAATGGGAGTTAAGAAAGCATTTACCATACATAATCATTGGTTGCCTTTGTATCCCACAAGAGGAATGCAATTTAGGTTTTGGTTTGAGGTTGCAAAGCGAGTGAACTACGCAAAAATCAAATCAGATAATTACGATAAAATTTCAACAATATGTAAGGAGGTCGACAATGACTTTAAAGCAAGAAAAATCTAAAGCAACGAGTAAGATAGCGAAGAAAAAGCTAGAAGACTTAGGTGTAATCGAGAGGGAGCAGGCTTCTGCTTTGGGAGGAACAAATGAGAAAACTAATTCTACACCTACACCCTCTCTGTTTCAGTACACACAATCGAGGAAGAGTACAAGGAAAAGAACAAGTACTCAAACTTCAACCTCACGTGAAGAATATCGCAAAAAGTTTCCGTCTGTCAAGACCCCATCTGTCTTTTCAAAGCCAAAGATAGACGAGCATTTACGTGAGATTGCAGGTAACTATGCTTTCCAACCTCACATTTGTCCACCTATGGCATTTGCAGACGAGGCATTGATGACAGAGATGGTCGATGTTTTGTATCGATATGTTGGAGACGTGCTTGAAGGCATGGACTTGATATACAATTCTGCGAGTGGTGTCAAAGACAAGAACAAGGAGATGTTAAGGTCGATAATACTTTCATGTTCTCACATGGGTGAAGATGGCAATTTCTCTCACTTCTATATGTGTGAGAAAGGTGAGTTGCCAAGGGGAGATGCGTAATGAGTGTGATTGATAAGCTATTGAAACTGTATAACGTGCTAGACGTAGAGGAAAAGCAAGAGTTCCTCACAGTTGTATCACGCAATGCCAAGTCTGATGGAGTCATTACAGATGACGACATCAAGAAAGCAAGTGCCACACCTATCAAGGGTAGCATTGCCAAGTATCCATCAAAGGGTGGCAAAAAGCCACCCTTTTGGGTGAAAGAAATCAAGGATATTGATGACACGAAGAAAGGTATGTTCCGTGTCGTTGGTGATTGGTTGTATGTGAACAAGCCATGTAGTGAGAGGAAACTATGTGTGCTTGGGTTCAAGTCCAACCATTCAGAACGCAAGACGTATGTGCTTGGGTTCACAAGCGATAGAGAGTTTGAAGTTGTGAACACTAAAACTGGTTACAAAGCACACGTATACTTCATGCCAAGTGGAGAGTACGATACGTTTGCAGACGTAGAGGCAGCAGCATCAAGGGAGTTAAACAATGAGTAAACATACATTCTTAAAGGATAACATAGGATTTAAAGTACAAGACGCAGACGAGGGATTAGCATTTGAAGGCACGATTGGTGCTTTGAACGATGTCTTAGAAGAGAATTTCAACTGCGTAATATGTTACGATGAATCAACAATAATACACTCTGGCGAAATTATGTATCATGGTTTCGCCATACAAGCCAAGGAGGATAACAATGAGTAAAGGTTGGATAGTGAAGATGGAGATAACATCTTACGAAAAGATTTTGGTATACACACCAAGATACGAGGACGCAGAGAGGTTGGCGAAAGAACAGATGAAAAAGTCTAGGTCTTACAACGACTCTGTTGTGATGGTAACAAGTCTGGCGAGTACGGAAGAAGTCTCGCCTGACACCGAGAAAGATTTCTACGCAGTAATAGGAGGAAGTAATGAAACAAAGTAAGAAGAATACTCACAAGAAATCGTCTGTCACACCGAGGTCAAAGAAAGGTCTTCACATGACAGGATATAGTCAAAAGCCTATCGCAAGGGTAGGCTTGTTTGATATGCCAAAGTTCTCGGACATCATGCCATTCTTGAAAGAGGTGATACAAGAGAAAGCCACTGGTGTTAAGTTCAAGTCGTCTGACATTGAGCCACCAGTGACACATGAGCCACCATCTTTCAGAGACATAATGATGGACGATATTGAAGACGGCAGAATAACCTACAACAAAGCGAGAGGTTTTGCAGAAGCCAAGATAAGTGCTGAAGAGAGAGTTGTGAAACAGATTGTTGCCAAGATGAACAAGCTAATCTTACATGAGCAAGTATCGTATGCTTTAAAAAGACCGACCAAAGGCTTGCAGATATACAAACACAACGAGGAGAGTAGGAAAGCCATAAGGCGATACCAAATGGACTTTACGAAAGCCAAGAAAGCAATCGTTCATGCGAGTCTGATGCAAGAGATTGTGCAGAGAGGTGCAGACTTTACTGCTGATGAAGCCGTGCTTGCCTTGTGGAACTCAGAGCCACCATCAGAGAACCTTTTCATTGAGTGGAACGAGCCAACGAAACAGTGGTGGCAACAGAAAATCTTTCACAATAAGTGGGGTATATGCAATGGAGACGTACCATCTTCTATTGTCAATCCATCTGTTGGTTATTGGATACGCAAGACCGAAGACGTAGAGGGAATGTATTTGGGTGACAAGGTTTATACATTCGATAGCTTTATGTACTTTGCCAATGCTGAATATGACAAAGGCATAGAGCCACACATGGTCAAGCACGTAAACAATAAGGTCTACATACATGACATGAGAATGGTTGTGAACTTTGGAAAGCCTTTCGATGATGAAGTTATCAAGGAGTACAGACAGACACCATTCGAACTTGAAAGGTATGGCAAGAAGTATGAGAGCGAGGAGAACCTAATGAAGAGAATGCAAGAGATATTGTATCCTCACGACCTTACGTTGGAGCAATGCAAGCCGTCTGCCTTGAATGTTGATAGAGCATTGTGGGGTAACATATGGTCTTATCACAATAGCAAGAAGAGAAAAGACAAGAAAGATTGGGATTTGTTGAGAAGACACGTCATGTGGAAGCCTGGCATTGGACACGAGATAGACCCAATGAGAAACGAAATACAGAAGAGCAGGGGAGATTACAGTTCATTGCTTGGTTGTATGGGAGACATACGATTCCTTATCTCGTTGTTGAATATATGGAACTATCCTAGACACGTTACTCAAGAAGTGAGACAGACGAAAGGCAAGAGAACTTTGATACGTGGAGAAACTGTACCATCAGACGAGCATGTAGTTCTCAAGGTCAACCTTCCGAAAGATGAAGGTGTCAATCTGTACAGAACTGATAGCAATGGTCAAGGTGGTGTTGGCACACCAAAGAAGTATCACGAAGTTGATGCACATACGAGAGTGTACCCCACGTTGTACAATGACGATGGTTCTGTTAAGAGAGAAGGCTTTACCACAAGAGTTAAGGAACATGGTAGAGGTGATAAGAAACTTGGTATAGTTACCAAGGAATACAAACTAATGGGAGGTAAATAATGAAGCTAGTTGAGAGGAACGGACATCTATATGCTCATGGGTTTGTCAAGGATACGATGGGTAACACCCATCGTATTCGTAAGTCAACTGGATTTACTGTCGGACAAAAGACGTTAGCCAAGGAGAGAATGCGAGAGATATTCCGTGACGCAGGTAAGAAAGCAGACTTGGGTGCGAAGACGACAGTGGCAGACGCAATAAAACTTTACCTGGGCAGCCGAAGTAAGATGCCTGGTAGTACTGACATTGTGAACTTACGTCTGTTTGAAAATGAGTTTGGTCATAGGTTTCTTTGTTCGTTGGGACAAGCCGAAGTCATGGATTATTTCAAGGGACGTGGAAACAAAGACAACAGTGTATCGAGAGAGATGACGTCTATCAAGTCGATGATTAACTACAACAACGACATGGGTAGAAGTGTGCCAACGTATAAGCTGAAGCAACCAACGTCTGATGATGCACGAGTACGATGGCTGACAGAGCGAGAGCGAGACAGAATGATTGTGTCTGCACGTGTATGTCTGCAACCGATACTGAGGTTCTTGTTTTATAGTGGTGCTAGACTTGGTGAGGCATTCAACCTGCGAGCAAGAGACGTTGAGACAACGTGTGTTGTTATCGTCTCTCGTAAAGGTGGACGTACACTGAGACGTAAAGTGCCAGTGCATTTTGTTACTTACATTAGTGACTATGGTTTCCGTGAGTTCAAGTCGAATGATGAAATTGTATTTAGGTCAGACGAGTACAACTCATGGAACAAATACAAGTTTTATAAGTACTTCAATGAAGCACTCGCAAAGGCAGACATTGAGGACTTTAACCCCCATGATTGCAGACATACGTTTGCATCACATCTTGTGCAGAAAGGCGCAAGCTTGAGAGCCGTGGCTGATTTACTTGGACACACCTCTCTCGACATGGTAATGAGATACTCGCATCTTGCACCATCTCATTTACATGATACAGTAAACCTTATTAACAAACCAAAGGAGGATTAAATGGCAGAAGAACAAGCCAATGGTGAAGACACCAGACCCAACACGATAGAGGTAGGCAAAATCTATCTTGTTGAGAAAGACGGAAAGCTTATCGGTACAGAGATACTGTTTGCCGATAACATCAGTACAATACAAAATGGTATGCAAGTATTAGACTTGTTGAGGAGTTCACTCAACTACAGTGGTTGGATATTCGAGACGTTAGCTAGACTCGTGCCACGTAAGTCAGCTTCTTCCGAACCATCTGTCGAAAGTGCCACTAGCAACGAGAGCAGTGCCGACAAAAAACAAGATGAGGGCGATGCCGACAAGGATAACAAAGATACCTCCGTACAACCATAAGTTTTCCCAAAACTTTTGTCGAGCGAGCATTCTTTCTCGCTCGGCTTCCTTCCTCTTACGTCTAATTTCAACACGTAATCTTAGCAGTTCTTGCCAAGCTTCGTATCCCCTAGTTTCCATGATTATCTGACGCAGTTCGTTCTCCATGTCTTCAGCTTTTTTCTTGTTGATGAACGTGTCCATCGCCTCTTCATTCTCTGTGCCTGCGAATGGACTACGTTTCTTTTTGTTGTGGTCATTGCGTAGAACGTCTATGGCATCGAATAGTTTTCCGATGTCTTTTCCAAGGTCTTGCATCTCACGTCCTGCCGAGACGCCTGCCTTGATTGCCGTGTATGCGGCTAATGCTATGCTAATTGGTTCGATTGTACACTCTCCTTAAAAGGAGAGTGTACACTAGATGCGAGAGGTAGTCGTCTTACTTGTAGACGATTTTCTTCTTTTTCTTTTTACCTTTTTTCATAGGTCCTGGCATTTTACACCTGCTTTCTTAGTCTGCCACCAAAGACGTTGACCTTTTTCTTGTTAAGACTTGAGCCAAACTGTGATGGTAATTGTGAACGATTACGAAATTGCAAACCTTGAAAAGCATTCTTCTTTGTGCCATTCATTTTCTGCGTTCCGAAGACAAGACCTTTGTTAGTTGAATAAGCCATATACTTCTCCTTGTTTACACGTTTATGCTACAGAATTTTTGCTTTTGTGTCTACCAGTTAGTTCCAAGAAAGCGTTGTAATATTTCATAAAGTCTTTCAGTCTGAGTACGCATAGACTTTCTTCAGTCGTCATTCTGTTTCGTCTGTTGATAACGATAGGCGTCTCTGGGCTATTCGTTTCCTGTGAATTTTTTTCTGCCTGTCTGATTGCGTCCATAAAATTCAGACGCTCAACACGCTTGGCTTCTACAAATAAGTCTGGCACTCCGATTAAGTCTGCTCCACCATGAGAACTTACCTTCCCTCCACCAGACAATGGCGCACGATATGCTGTGTTTATGTCTGCCTCCTCGTTGAAGTACGCTGCTAACTCACGCTCGAAGCCGTCTCCTTTTCGTTTCTGTCTGCTCATAAATCTTCGTACCCCCTTTTAATTCTACATTCAATGCAGTAGTACCAGTTTTTTGGTCGCTTTTTTGTGTCTCCACAATCCATGCATGGTCTTTGCCATGTCTTTTCTTCGTAAGTTCGCTTGACTTGGTACTTAGCTCCATCAAAATCTTGTAAGTTATGTCTTACAAGTATCCGTTTTATGGTGTCTACGCAACAATTAAATTTAGACGCAAGTTCTTTATGGCTTAACCTGCTGTGATTAGCTTTAAGCCATGATAGATTTTCCTCGTCTACATTCACTCTACGTGGCATGTAGGAAAAATATCATAGGGGTATTGACAAATCAAAAAAAATATGTTACAACTACGTTTGTTCTTACGTGGTTGGGCGTAGCCCACCACGAGACAAAGAACAAGAGACGAAGTTTAAGTAGTTGTAACAAATAAATGACACAACAACAAGCCGAAGACAATCGTAAAAAGTACCCAGACATTGCAGAACTTATGGACAAGGTGAGGGTACATTTTCCTAACGCAAAGTTAGTTGCCGTGTATGTTGACGGAAAGAAACTAAAGTTCTAGCCATTCATTTATAAGACGAAGAGGTCTTTGCAAAGTCTCAGCTATACTCAGTGGGTCTGTTCCATCAAGAGCCATAGCTTTCGCTCTTTGTTTAGTTGATTGACTTGCGACAACGCATCTTTCATCTTTCGTATTGTGCGAGCCAAAGCCAATCCATTGTACTCTATCATGTATGTCTGTCCACTCTCTGACTTTCCCATACTTTATTTCCATTACCATATATAATCTATAGTCTGTCGGTAGTTTGCCCTCCAGTAGAGGAAACACTGGTCGCTCATAACTGCCGTCCCAGATAGCGGCATTTTGCTTTGCCGTGTCTTCGTCTTTGTATACTTGAGTTACTTTTATTTGTGTCTCCAGTACAGTCAACTGGTTGGTTGAGCCTGCCTCTCTACCCAGACCACCCTCAGACGGCTTGTTAGAATGGTGTATCATAATGACAGCGAGTCCTGAGTTCCTGAGTTTGACAGCTAACTGGTTGACTCGACTCCATTCGTCTGCCGAGTTCTCCATCAAGCCAGGATAAGCTGACCTGATTGTGTCTATTATCACAACGTCTGGGTCTGAGAATGTTATCCACGCTTGCAATTCTTCAAGTCCCTCCCTTTTCTTCAAGTCTATTTCTTTTTTATCTACGAAAGGTGTCCATATGTTTAGCCTATCTTGCGTGTCTCCATGCATCTGCCTCATCTCAATCAGACGTCTAGCTATAGTAGACATGCCCATTTCAAAATCCAAATACAACGCCCTCGCAGGTTTGCCGAGTTCAAAACAACCAAAGTATTTTCTACCACTACACAAAGCAGATATACAATGCTGAACAAACATAGACTTACCATGTCCACTGTATCCGTACACTTGCACGATTGTATTTGTAGGTAGCCAAGGTTCAATAAGATATACCTTACCCTTACTCTCCTCCATCAGTTGGTCTGCGTCCTTCATCTGGATAAGCTTTCTGGGTCTGTCTTTAAACTCTTCAGTCAATGGCTGACCAATAAAGTTTCCGTCTTCATCAAATCTTTCTGGGTGGTTTCGTCTCTCTGACTGTTCCATAGAACTGACAGTCGCTTCAAATTCTCTTTCGTCCAATGCATCTACAAAGAACTCATTCATAAAAGCAATGCCACGAAGGCGAAGCTCAGAGCCAAAGTATCCATTCAGTATGCACTCAGACACGTACCTCATAACACGTTCATTACGTCCATTGCTCATGCCAGATGGTATCTTTAATGTGGTTGGAAACTTTTCAGTCACGTACTTTGCAGTTCTATCCCACTCAGATAGCATTTCGTTAGGGTCAAAAGGTTTGACAGAACTCAAGTCGAGCTTTGAGAAATGAAAGTCACCATCATTAATACGTTCCTTGAGTGACGGCTTCCAATCTTTCCAGACATTCATCTCATCATAATCGAATACGTCTGTTGGATAATCCCATTCGTAGTTCTTTGAAGGTGGAAGCAGTGCATAACTGCCGTCTCCTCTAAAGTCTAACCCATTAATCTGGGGCCAGTCTGCACCTCTGCTGTTTACACCTGCTCTCGGACCTCTACGTATTCCGTCTTTTGGGTGTTCGAAGTAGAGATGTACGCCTCTCTTCGTCTTAACTTTAATGGGCGTAATCATCTCTGCTTCTTGAGAGGCTTTGAATGCGTTGTCATTATCACAATCAACAACAACAACGCCACTCACTTCACCAGTTACAAGTGCAATGTCGTAGTCTTCCCATTGCGTCCACCATTGAGTGACCTCATCTTCTGTTGGTAGACGTTTCTGATATTCAAGCCATCTGATAGCAGGTCGTTTACCTTTAGGCTTTATTGGTATGACAGACCAACCACGCTCCAGATATTCTAACGCATGATTAAGCTTTACGTTTTCCTTTCCCATTGTGTACCTCCTCAAAATAATCGTCTATACTGCATGTTGGGTTAACATTTTTTAGTTCCTCCAGAACTTTTGTTGAACATTTACCTTTCTTAACCCACTGATAAGGTATTGTCCTAGCTTTGTTTATCTTTCTAGCCACTGTTGATGCTCCTCCGAAGTCATTGATAAGCCTAGAAAAATTAATTTTATACATTTTTTTCTCCTTTTATGCTTGCATTCGTGTAAGTTATATATTACATTCTGGTTCATGTAAAGCATCATTCGATAAACGCTGATGCAAAACTAGAAAAGGAGAAGCATATGTCTTCAGACAGTTGGGATAGCTTTGGGAAATCCAAAGAGTCTGATTCAATCCCATCAGACAACTTAGACCTCCTATGTCACGAACTCTACACATTAGAGTTAGACTTGCCAGCAAAACTTGAAAGGATACAACAACTCCAGAACGAGATTGCTTTGGCATTTCCAGAGACAGAGGGAGAACAGTCGAAAACAACGGAGAGGTTTCAAGTAACATGTTCAAGAAGTGAACGATGGGCGTGGGACAAGCCAATGCTAGAAGAGATTTTTGGCGAAGGCGACTTGCCAGAGTACGTTACAAGAACTTTATCTGTTGATAAGAGGAAGTTTAAAAAGCTTCCAAGTGGAGAGCAGAATACATTGAAGCCTGCATTGACTAGAAAACTTGATAAAGCAAGAGTAAAGGTGGTGCAGAATGTTTAATGTAATGAAGACCTCTGACATACAAAAAGGTGGTGCAATTAAACTATTACTATATGCACATCACGGATTTGGTAAAACATTCCAATGCCGTTACTTCCAAAAAAGATATGGAAAAGGATTAATATTATCTGGTGAAGCAGGATTAAAGTCTGTTGAAGACGTTAATATTGATTATCTTCCTTTCACTTCTTGGGACGGAAACCATGACCCAGAGAACGGAGACTATTCGTTTACTGGTATAGTAAAAATGTTGCAATCAAAAGAGTTCAAGGAAGCAGGATACAAATGGATAGCCATTGATAGCTTGACAGAATTATCTGAAAGACTAATTGAACATCTCGAAAAGCAACATGAGAACTCTAGTAATGGGTTTGCATTATGGGGAGACTATAGCAGACTAATGCTTGGTTCTCTTAAATGGATTAGGGATTTACCTATACATGTTTACATTACGTGTCTTGCCAAAGAAGAGAAAGACGCAAACGATGTAACACAATATTGGCCCCTAGTGAAAGGTACTGCCGTTAGCAAACATGTTCCTGCCTTGTTTGACCACGTTATGTGTGGTGTAAGGAAGACAGAAACAAATGATAAAGGTGTACCAAAAGTCAAAAGGTATATAGTAACAGACGAGGTGAGTGGTTGGCATGGTAAAGTTCGTGACCCACTTAACACGTTGAGTGCCTTTGAAGAAGTAAACGATGTAACTGAACTATTAGCAAGAATGAGTGAAGGAGGTAAAAATGACTGATTGGAATGGTTTTAGTAGTCTTGATTTAACTAAGGTTGAGTCAAGCAGTGGCTATGTTAGGCTACCAAAAGGAGAGCATCACGTTAAGATAACAGATGCCGTAATGAAAGACAGTGCAACTGGTGGAAAATATTTGCAAGTAAATTTTAAAGGAGTTGAAGAAGTTGGAGACATCAACGCAAACTTCAACCTTGTAAATAAAAATCCACAAGCAGTTGATATAGGTAAAAGACAACTAAAGTCTTTGCTCATTGCGGCTCAGCACCCTAACCCAGACAAGCCTGGTGATGTTGCGTCTCTTAAAAATCTTGAGTTAGCAGTTGTTGTCGGAGACGGCAAGCCTTTTACTGGTGACGATGGTAAAGAAAGAACACAGACAGAGGTCAAGGTTTATAAGCCATATGGTGAAGCCAAAGACCTTGATGACGAAATTCCATTCTAGTAATGGAATAGGAGTGCTTGTCAACTTTAACATTTAACTTAAAGAAAGGCTTCCTTTAATTATTGTTAAACAAAATGTAATAAAATTTCTACAAGCACTCTTTACGAGGGAGGTTTGCAGGGGTGCCAGCCTCCCTCACCATAGGATTATTTATGATTAAAAGCGCAGACGATTTAATTAAAGCCATTGACGATGGGTACAGACAAGAACCTAAAGAAAAAGCAAGAGATTATATAGGTGCATCTGGTATAGGAACTCAATGCGATGCTTACCAAGCATTCTCTTTGAGAGGTTTTCCCAATGATGTGGCAGAACCAAAGTTAAAAAGAATATTTAAACTTGGTCACATACTAGAAGACATAGTTGTTAAGGATATAAAAGATAAAGCTGATGTAAGGGTATGGGAAAAAGACGGACTTACTGGCAGACAGTATACTTACGAACAGTTAGGTGGTCATGTAGTTTGCCACATGGACGGACACATAGAGACAGATGATGGTGTTCTAAGGGTATTAGAAATAAAATCAATGAACGATGCAAACTTTAAAAAGTTTATGAAAGACGGAGTTCGTATATCTCACCCTAAATATTTCTCACAGTTACAAATGATGATGGCATTATCTGGTTTTAAAGAAAGTTTTTTTATTGCTATCAGTAAGAACACTAGCGAATACCATGCTGAGATAGTTAAATGGGACGACTTCGAGATAGCATTTATAAAGAAAAGAATAGAAGACGTTATTGAAAACAAAGCAAAGAAACTTGCGACAGACGAAACAGATTGGAGATGCAGAGGTTGTTTTAAAAAATCTGTTTGTTGGCACAATGCACCAGTTCCAGTAGCTTGTAACACTTGCCAGTTTGCAGAAGCTAATCATCAAGGTACTTGGACTTGCAAAAAGACAAACTTGGAAGCGACAAAGGTCTGCTCCTCTTACCAAGTATACAAACCTATAGAGAAAGAAACATGAAACGAGATAAGATATTAGACAAAGCAGGAAAACTTATAGCCAAAGACAGAGCCAAGATATATGGAGATGCATTGGCAAACCACAAAAGAATAGCAAAGCTTTGGTCTGTTCTATTGGAGAAAGATATAACTCCACAAGATGTTTACAAGTGCATGATTGCTGTAAAGTTGGCACGTCTAATTGAAACACCCAAGCATTTAGACAGTGTTATAGATATAATTGGGTATGGTGCTTTATATGGAGAGATAACAGATGACTAATCCGAGATACACAGATGACTTTATTGCTCAAGTAAAACTATGGCATAGAGAAATGCAGAGCAGAAAGAAGAAACCTAACGACAAAAACCACACAATACAAGACACGGCTAACAGATTTACACTAAGCATGAACCAAGCAAGACGTGTACTTTATACAATGAAAACTAAACACCCTTTGTCTGAATACAAAGAACCTTACTATGATTGATATTCACATTGGTGATTGTAGAGAGGTTTTAAAAACTTTACCTAGCAAATCTGTGAACTGTTGTGTTACCTCACCCCCATACTGGGGGTTGAGGGACTATCAAACTGGTACATGGGAAGGTGGCGACCCTAACTGTCCTCACATGAGAACTACAAAAATATCTAAGGATACTGTCACTGGACATAAAGCCATGCATGAACAAGGTAATGTTGTTGGTGACGCAATATACAGAAGCACATGTCCTAAGTGTGGTGCAGTAAGAAAAGACTCGCAGTTAGGATTAGAAGAAACACCATCACAATTTGTGAATAATTTAGTGCAAGTCTTTCGTGAAGTTCACAGAGTGTTAAGAGACGATGGAACTCTCTGGTTAAATCTTGGAGACTCCTACTACAATTATAGAGCAGACGGAAAGCAGGTAAAGCAGACAGTTGCCAACACGAGGCAGGATTTTCCAGAGTCAAGTCCACACAGAGCCAACAAGATAGACGGACTAAAACAGAAAGACTTGATTGGTATACCTTGGAGAGTTGCGTTTGCACTGCAAGACGATGGTTGGTATCTAAGACAAGACATCATATGGCACAAGCCAAACCCTATGCCAGAGAGTGTGAAAGATAGATGTACAAAGTCACACGAATATATATTTTTGTTTAGCAAGAATAAGAATTATTACTACGACATTGATGCTATACGTGAGCCACATACATGGGAAGAAACAAAACCAAGACCTTCTGGTATGGCAAGAAACGCACAAAAGTATAGAGAAAAAGTTAAGTATGGTGGTGGAGGAACTGGATTAGTAGGTCATAGTGGCACGTTTAAAGAAGACGGAAGTCCATTAAATCACCCACTTGGTAAGAACAAAAGGTCTGTATGGACAGTAACTACTAAGCCATATAAAGAAGCACACTTTGCTGTATTCCCAACAGAACTAATAGAACCATGCGTAAAAGCAGGGTGTCCAGAGGAGGGAACAGTCCTAGACCCTTTCGGAGGGTCTGGGACTACTGGACTTGTGGCAGACAGACTTGGTAGGAACGCCAAGATTATTGAGCTTAATAAAGATTATATAGAGTTAGCCAACAATCGTGTGATGAATGACGCTCCGTTGTTCACAGACGTAAGTATTAGATAGACTTCATACGTTGAATTAAACGCTTCGCTCTGTTCGGAACTTGATGAAACCATTTCGACTGCTCCATCTGGACGCTGGCTTCAAACCAATCTTCGTCTTTCACAGCTTGTATTTTCTTTTTGAATTTGCTGTAACGAGGAAATCCGAGATTAAACATCATATTTGCGCATACTCTTTTCGCTTGCTCTGGCATGGTGTCCCAATCCTCATAGACTTTTTTACAGTCGTCAATGGTTATCTTGATGTCTTGTTCAAACAGTTCATTAACTCTTTCTTCAGAGACTGATGCACCTAGTGGTTTGTCAAACTCTGGCTCGTCTTCACGGCAAAGGTGTCCCACCCCACATGTTTTTAAGCCTAAGTGGTCTAGGTATGTTTCATACTTTATACCTTCGTCTCTGGCTAATTCTTCACGTAATAAATTTATGTTCATTTTGAACTCCTTTTATTCATAATTTGTAGTCCTTGCTTACCGAACCTATATCCAAAACTGCTGCCTATCACTATATACAACATGTTATGAAACCAATTTGGTGTGTGTTGGTCTAAAAATATAAAGCCTTCTTTTACATATTCTTGTGTCCAAGGCAGAAAACAGCAGGTTAATACTGCTATAAACCAAAGTGACCACGCTTCGTCTTTCCAACTTTCGCCCATCTGGTCTGTCAAAGACCTCTCATTAAGCATGGCAGACGTAGCTTCTGTCTCGTAAACTTTCGCTTCGGCTTTGGCTCTAGCTACTTTGACTTCTGATTCTGCTTTTGACTTACTTACTTTACCTTCTAGCCAAGTCCCTGCAAGGGAGGCTATAGGTCCGAAAATAGTTTGTAACATTTTTTACCCCTTAATTTTTTTTGTAATCCATAGGAACATTGCATATACTGCCAATCCATATACAGTTGCTATGCCTATATCTACTAGATGTTCTCTCATATGGTAGATGAATTGAATGCCTGCTTCGACATCACTACCACCCTCACCAATGTTTATTGTCTTGGTTAGGGTTTCTACATCACTGATTGTTTGTTCTATCATGTCTGTTTAGTTTTTTTCTTGCTCGGTTTAACTGTATAGTTAGCGGCTCTGTTTATAACACAAGGGCAATTAGCGTGTTGCATCTTGCCAGTTTTTGTTTTGTTTCCAATAACACGTACTTTTTTACCTATACTATGCATGACCTACCACTTCTTGCAAGACCAATATCTGGCAGTTAGCTTAGATGGTGGCTTGCTATCACATCTATGCCTTGCTCTAAAGTTCTTACGTCTGCCAGGTTGATTCTTTTTTATCTTCATATTCGCATCGCCAAAACGTATAATCTTTTCTACACCATTAGCACATGCTTTAACTACAAACTTCTTGCCACCAGAGACTTGTCTCCTCGGCTTGTTACATGGCATCTTTTTCTTGTTAAGTTTTGGTGCTTTCTTACCCATTACGCTGCCCTCTTCTTTTTCTTTTTCCAACTAATTCTTTTTGAACTCGTCTTCTTTTTAGCCGCAGATGTACATTGTGCTTTGGTTGGTCTGCAAGCAGGGTATGGTCTTTTTGAATTTTTTGCTGACTTCCTTCCACAAGGCTTGCCAGTTTTACAGTCTATCCAACCCTTACCTTTGTTTCTTTTAAACCATTTATGTAAACTTTCACCTGCCATTATGCTCTTTTCTTTTTCTTCTTCTTACTGTTACCCCAGTTGGCTGCGCCAACCCTTCTACATTTTACTAAAGCACCAGACGCATACGCTGAGGGCCAGACGGAATAACTTCTTTTGACCTTGTGATAACATGCGTCTTTCTTACTTTTCTTTTTTGTTTTCGCCATTGTCTTCCTTCTTTAAGTATGGTTGGTCTTTATCATACACCAGAATAGCCTTTTCTTTGTCCGTTTTTTTAGAAAAAATTTCTTTGTTTTCACGTCTGAACCTATCTATTCTCAGTTTAATATCTATTACTTTCTCAATAACCAATCGAAAAAACTCTTTCTCTTAGCAGTTCCTTTAAGCCACTCTACTATATCCCATAGTGTTTTCTTTTTTTCACCTACAACTCTGGGTGTGTATACAGTAGTCTTCTTTGGTCTACCTCTTTTGTTTGTCATTTCTTTTCTCCTTCTTTTTGTGGAACGGATTTAGGTACGCAATAAGCTTTGACCCAAATTTTGCTATCTCCTGCGAGCGATGGGTCAAGGTTTTGCGCTCTAATCTTTGCTGCAATTCTAAGACACGTATCCAAATCACTGAAGTAGACACTTTCTTGTACAGTTCCTGATAAAAATACTACTAAAAGCCATGTCATTTACCATTTTCTTTCGACCTTGTAAAAGCTGTCGTACCCATAAAGGTAGCAACTATACCTAAGTTTGCTATAACATACGTAGAAAGTAAAGCAGTAACCATCTCAACTCTTGTGTCTGGTATAACAGGAGACATGACTAATACTATTAATATGATAGACGAGATAGACGATACCCAACACAGCATACGCTGTTGGTCTTGCATCTTGTCAGAGTTCTCAAGACGTATCATATGCTCAGACTGTGCTAGTTCTTTGTCTGTAACTACACCATCACCATCTAAATCAAACTGTTCGTATTGACTGCCTTTTTGTAGCCTCTTACTCATGCTCCCCAACCTGACTT